TCGACGCCGCGAATGTTGTTCGCGACCATCGTCAGCTTGCCTTCGGTCACGTCTTGGATGGGGGTCGCTACGATGGCGGTGCGCACCGTGAACTGGTTCGGTTTGCGGATCGTGATCGTGTCGCCGATGTCGTAGCCGTTGGTTTTCTTGCCGTACTCGTCCTCGTAGCCGCGATAAACGCGGTTCGCCATGACGAGCTCGTTGTCGAGAATCCGCACCGCCGCTTTCGCGATGATTGACGGATTGAGAATGGTGTTAGCCATTGTCGTCTGCCTTTCGGGCTGACGGCACCGGCGCAGTCGCTGCGATGTGGGGGAGCCCCGCTGATGCGGGGGTCAGAGAGGATCAGCCGTACTTTTTCTTGAGCCAGCTGTTCAATTCAGCTTCCTGCGATGCCGGCGCAGTGCCGCCTTTCGGCGTGCTGACCGGCTTGGGTGCCGCGGATTTCACTTTTTGTTGCGGCAGGGACAGCCGAGCCTCGATGTGTCCGACCTCACGAGCGGCGTCGCGCTCGCTCATGCGGTTGATCTTGTCGAGGCGTTTGGGATTGCGGGCGAAGAAGTATTGCAGGTGCGCGGAATTGCCGGATTCGAGGATCAGGTCCTCGACAACCGGGCTCACGCGCGCGTCCTTCGCACTCGCCATCACGGCGTCGAAATCCTTAGCGGATTGCTCGCCGTTGCGGTTGCGGAAGGATTCGACCCGCTCGTTGTGGAGCTCGACGTTGTCGGCCTGCTTGCGGGTGCGTTCGTCCTGCGCGACCTTGATGGAGCGCTCGGTCTCTCGCGTCATCTGACGCTTGTCGATGAGCCAAGCGGTGTGCTCGCGCTCATAGGTCAGATAGTCGGCGAAGTCCTTGTCCTGCGGCTCGGGACCGATGATGCTCTCGACGTGCTCCTGGATCTGCGCTTTGGACAGGCTGCCGCCAGCGCGGCTGCGCAGTTGCGCATTCTCTTGCTCAAGTCGAACGAGGCGGTCCCGATAACGCGCGGCACGGCTGCGTTTGTTGCGAGGTTTGTCCTCGTCTTCGTCCGTGTCGTCGGTCGCGTCTTCTTCGTCGTCTTTGCCTTCGTCGGCTTCGTCGGCCTCGTCGGCTTCCTTGTCCGCCTCGTCGTCTGACTCAGCGTCTTTTGTCCCTGTATTGATGTCCTCAAAGACCGCATCCTCGGACGCCTTTTGGGCACTGGCGTCCATCTCGGCTTGCAGGTCGGAAAGGTCCACCTCTTGTCTGGGAGCGGGAGACTCGACGGCTGGCGCGTTGGGGACAACGGCTGGCGCGGGCGTGCTCGAGCTGTCAGATTTGTCAGTCATCGTCGTTCACTCACGAAAAAGGCCCAAGAAACCGCATGGGTCTCGGGGCCACGTCATCGAAGCGGCTGCTCGCGTCATGCGGCGGCCTGCCCGAAGCTGAAAAGGAGAAATCGATGGATGAACTTGATTCAGCGAAGCGGCTCGCGCTCCTGCATGATCAAATCCGACGTGAGGTCACCGAGAGTCTTCGTTGGGCGTTAAGCCTGTTTCGGACACACCCTGACATGCCCAAGAGCGAGTTGCTCGCGGCGTCGTTCCATGAGGCGGAGTGCGCCCTCAGGAATTCTGATCGGCTTACTGGAGGCCCGAAAATCTGTTAGATGCGGCGCCGCATGAGCTACGACCCGCACAACGACCCGATCGTCGAGGAGCGCGAGCTCTTGCGTCTGCGGCTAGAGCAAGCGCTCTTGACGGTCGAGATCCTGCGCAGCCGAAACACCGCGCTGTCGCTAGTGCTCGGCGTCATGTGCTTGCTCATCCTCGGGGTCGCGCTGAACCGGTGACGCGATGCGCGACTACGTCGTCAAAACCACCTGGCGCCGGCGCGTGGTGCTAGCTCGCGACACGCTCGAGCTCCGCGGGCACATTCGCCGCATCATCGGCCGCCGGCGATCGGTGCGCATGCGGTACGTGAAGATCGGCGCGAACTCGTTCCAGGTCCGCAGCAGCCGCGGCCGCGTAGTGGTGGAAGCATGGGCAGCTTGATCATCGGCGTTCGCGTCATCCCGTACCTTGACCAGCGCGAGGCGGCCGAGCGTCTCGCCGGCGACGAGGTCCTGCGCGTCGACGTCGGCCTTTCGGAAGGCTGGATCGTCGGCGCCGACCTCCATGTGATCGCGCAGCCATCACCGCTGGTGCTTCCGCGCTACGCGGTCGGCGTCACGCGCGCTGTCAACGCGCACGAGCTCGTGCAGCATATGCGCGCTCTCGCCGATGCGATCGAGCGCTACTGCAGATAGCCCCCACGCCTAGAGTTGGAAGCCCTCGGCGTTGACCATCGCGTTCGTATTCCCGGCACCCAGCGCCGGCAGCGTCACCGTGATCGCGGTGTTCGGCGCACTGGCCGCAAGCGGCGGGTCGAACTTTTCGATCAATGGGAACGGGTTGACCGGTGTAGTGACGCCCGCCGGAACGATAACCAAGAGCGTGCGGCTGCCGCCAGCCAACCCGGCAATGGTCAGCGTCACCGTCGAGCCAGCGGTGGCCCCGAGCGCACTCATCGAGAACCCGGAGAGATAGCTCGTCTTGCCGGCAACGGCCGCGATCGAGGCCTGTGCCTGCGCGTTCGCGACGTTGCCGGACGTTGAATTGACCGGGGTTGCGCCGAACGGAAACGGCGCCCACGGCAGGGAGCCGTCAGGGGCGACTCGCGAGCGTGTGCCGCTGATTGGATCGGTGGACATGGTGGTTTCTCCTAGTGATAGTGCGAGAGCAACAGCAGCGTCATCGCCTCGTCGTCCTCAAGGCGGCGCTTTATTGCCCGATCGAGTACGGCGTTGCTATATTCAAGTTCTTGCGCCAGGGCCTCGGCCGCGACGCGCTCTTGCAGATCAGAAACCCAGCGCCGAAGCTCGACATTTTCGCGCGCTTTCTGCCGGCGGCTCCGGGCCAATTTGGGCACCGGCTGCGGCCTGATCTCCTCAAGCACATCGGCGAGTATTTCCTCGATCGTCTTGCGCCGCTTGCGCCGCCAGTGGTGCCCGCCGGCCCAGCCGGTGATGATGGGCACGACCGGTGGCGCTTCGCCTCCGACACTATCGCCCGCGAAGAGCGCGGTCGCGCTGCCGGCCGCATTGCCAACGACGCCGGCGATCGCCTGACTGATGCCGGTTGCGGTGCCAGCGCCGCTTGATGAGGCGTTGGCGGCCCGGATCGTGGCGGCGCTGCCGGTCGCCGTGCCGATGCCGGCCGACGACGCAACGACGTTCCAGATCGCGGCGCCGACGCCGGAAACCGTGGCCGTCCCGGATGACTGTGCGTCCCCTTCAGGCAATCCGCCGCCCTGCAGCGCCAGAAGGAGCGACATGGCTTACCTCAGAACGTGAACACCGAGGCCTGTACGCTGCCAGTGACCCCGACGTTGAGCCGAAGGCGAATGCGCTCGCTCGCCGCCAGGTTGACGCCGGGCAGCGTGATCTGCTCGACCGCGTTGGCAGCAACCGCAATCACCTGCGTGTTGACGTTCGCGCTGTTGGCCGCGTTGCGCTGCTCGATCGTGCAGATGCACGCGACGCTGGCGCCGAGAATGACCGTCGCCTCGGTGACGCCTGTGGCAAGTGCGCCAGAGTCGGCCAAGATCGCGTCGGTCGCTGGGTTGGTTTGAACGCCGGCTGTTGCCCAAGCCATAGTTAGTGGCACTCCACGCTATAGGTCGCCGCCAGCAGCGTGACGACCTTCAAGACCGGCGGATTGTTCGCATCTGGGGCGTAGATGATCGCCTCACCAGGCGGCGCGACTACATAGGCGCCGTCCTGGTTGACGTCGGGGTTGGTCCCGTCGATGCGCCAGAACAGCTTCTGCGAGCCCGAAAAGTTGTACAGCCTGTAGTAAGCGCAGAAGCCGCTGTCGTTGGTCAGCGTGTCGACTATGGTCGCGACGCTGGTCTTGTGCGCCGAGACGGTGAAGGTGTAGTTGCCCGCGTTCGCCGGCAGGACCAACAGAGCGAACAGGCTTGCAAGAATTGATTTGCGCATCTTTGCCTCCTAGTAGTCGGTTGCGGTTGCGTACTCGTTCCAACTCATCTCAATCAGCAACGTGCCGGTGCCGGCCGCTGGCCAGACGATGCGGTTGCGGATCAACATGCCCTCGTTCTGCGCGAGGATGATGGGGTGGCCGCCATCGGCCGCGCTGAAGTCGATGTTCAGGCCATCAGCGGACGGCGGGATCACCTCTTCGGTGGCGGCCGCC